TGATCGACGGGCTGACACTTTCGGAAACCGACGGACTGATGCTGGGGCTGACCGACTCACTAACAGATGGCGAAATACTAGGACTGGCGCTTTCGCTCATCGATGGGGAAATTGAGGGGCTGGCGCTCTCGGAAACGCTAGGACTACCCGATGGTGAAACCGAGACTGAAACGGATGGTGATTCGGATGGAAATGGAGGATTATCCTCAATATCTTCGATAAATGCATCGGCTATATGATCATGTCCGGAATCGTTAGGGTGAACATTATCTGCATCAATATCTGTGGAAACATTGTAATAATAATTTGATGCGATTGTTTGAATTGATAATCCATCGTCCTTTAAATCCTCAACCGCAAGAAAAGCCTGGCCTCTGAAATTCTCTACTGCATAATTGTTTCCATTATTATATGGCGAATATGAAGAATATCCGGTTGAGTTCATATAAAGACAAGCGCCGATCCTAACTTCGGGACCAGTGTTTGCGTTTCCGACTCCCCAATCAAAATAAACAGTTCCCGATGCAGAAACAACCTTAACCTTAACTGTATGAGATCCCGAACTAAGTCCGGTTACTCTTGCTAACGCTGCACTGTAAGTATTTCCGGATGCGGATGTCTTTGCTCCATAACAATTGAATGTTCCTTTTGAAACTGTATCGACAAACAATTCAAACTGTCCTGTTCCTGTTACAAGTTTTGTATAACCGACATATATAACAGTTCCGGATGCTGTAAATTCGACATAATCGTTTTGAGTCGATGATTTTCTTCCTAATGCAGTGAATATATCCGAATTGCTCCATGTTCCCGATTCCGTTGTTCCACCACCTTGACCTGTCTTTTTATCTGCTGAAAGTGTCGCCAACCATACTGATCCGGCATATATATTATCTTTGAAAGTATTAAGCATATCGGAATTACTGTCGTAATACCGCATATCGTTATACCCGGCTAACCACGCACTTCTGTCGTTTACAGTTATTGAGGTTTTTGAATAAATATTGTCAAATGCATCAGTTGAATCGGCAGATCCAACTCCACTATTAGTTAAGTTCCAACTTCCCGCACTTGCATACAAATTCGCCCATCTTTTACTTTCTGTCGATGCATTCGCTCCGGCCGTTATGGAATCGCCAAATGTTTCCAGTGTTATTGGTTCTTCACTGGGACTAGCCGATGGCGATGCACTGGGACTAATCGATGGACTAACGCTAATCGAATAAGACGGAGAAATGGATACGCTGACACTGGGGGAAATTGAGGGACTAGCCGATTCGGAAATAGAAGCTGACGGGCTAATACTAGGACTGGCGGATTTTGAAACCGATGGGGAAATACTAGGACTGGCGGAAACCGAAATGGAGGGACTAATGCTGGGACTCGCCGAAACCGAAATTGAGGGAGAAATCGATGGGGAAACCGACTTCGAAACCGACGGGCTGACACTGGGCGAGGCAGATCCGGAAACGCTGGCACTTGGCGAAATCGACGGACTCGCAGACTTTGAAACGCTAGGACTGATCGAGGGGCTAGCGGAGGGGGAAATGCTAGGACTGGCCGACGGACTGATACTAGGCGATGCCGACGGACTTTCTGATCCGGCGGATGGTGATGCCGACGGACTGATACTGGGTGAAACCGAGGGCGAGGCAGATTCAGAAATAGAAGCGCTGGGACTAATGCTGGGCGATGCCGAGGGGGAAATGCTGGGAGAGGCGGAAATTGAAACCGACGGGCTGATGCTAGGAGACGCCGATTTTGAAACGCTAGGAGAAACCGAAACACTGACACTGGGCGAAACGGATGGACTGGCACTGATCGAATAAGATGGACTGATACTGGGCGAGGCGGAAATACTGACCGATGGGGAAATACTAGGACTGGCGGATTTTGAAACGGAGGGCGAGATGCTCGGGCTGGCCGATCCGGAAACGCTGGCCGATGGACTAATACTGGGGGATGCGGATTTCGAGACCGAGGGACTGATACTAGGACTCGCTGAAATCGAAATACTAGGACTAACTGACGGGCTGGCCGAAACCGAAACACTAGGCGAAATACTGGGGGATGCAGATCCACTGACCGATGCTGATGGCGAAATACTAGGACTAGCCGACTGGGAAATTGAGGGAGAAATCGACGGACTGGCGCTGGGTGAAACTGATGCCGATGCAGTTCCTCCAGTTATTTCTTCAAATGGATAATATGCATTTAAACCAGATTCACTTCCTGTAAGTTCTACCCCTTTATTGTCATTTACTTCTGTTCCCGTTCTTATATCTCCCCAATATCTGAACTCATCTATAAGACCCGCACAATCCAAAGCACCTGCATTCATCCGACCAATTTCAAAAGCGGTAGCGTTGTCGTTAATACTATGTGCATCAGTAGCATCAGCATTAAGTGAAACTGAACCTCCATCAACATACATTACACATGTATGCGAACTTAAAACTAATGATATGGCGTAATGATGCCAACTTGTCGGAGTGCTTAATGCATTTAAAGTCCTAAATTGGGTAACATTCGCCGAAGCATCAAAATATCTTATATATAAACATCCATTTCCACCATGATAGTAACAAGCAACTCCAGTACCATCGGTAGCAGATTTTGAAAATATAGCACTATAAGTGGAACCACTATCCATTTTCATCCACCATTCAATCGTGAAGTCGGTTTGAAAGTCTAATCCTGTTTGGCTGGCATCGGTTATAGATAGATATTCATCTGATCCGGCAAAATGGGCTGAAGTAGAACTTCCGGCAAAAGGTGTGTCGGTACTTATAGTTACCCCACTATTAGCCAAATCATTTGTATTTGTCGAATAATCGGTCGTGTCTAACGGCTCCTCAGATGCCGATGGGGAAGTACTGGGCGAAATCGATGGACTCCCCGATGGACTAATACTGGGCGAAACGGAGGGCGAGGCGCTAGGACTGATGCTCTCGCTTCCGGAGGGTGAAATTGAGGGCGAGGCGGATTCACTGACACTGGGGCTGATTGAGGGACTGGCACTTTCAGAAATCGATGCCGACGGTGAAATACTAGGCGATACGGAAACAGAAACCGATGGCGAAATACTGGGACTCGCAGATTCTGAAACCGAGGGACTAATTGAGGGCGAGGCGCTTACTGAAATAGACGGAGAAATACTGGCACTGGCCGAGGGGGAAATGCTGGGACTGACCGAGGGACTCGCAGATTTGGAAACACTAGGCGAGATACTAGGACTAGCTGAAATCGAGACCGACGGACTCACAGAGGGCGAGGCGGAAATTGAAACCGAGGGAGAAACTGAAGGGCTGGCCGATCCGGAAATACTAGCACTGGGACTAATTGAGGGCGAGGCGCTGGGACTAATTGAGGGGGATCTGGACGGACTGGCGCTAGGGCTGACCGAGGGAGAAATCGACGGACTGGCGGATTTTGAGACGCTAGGGGAAATACTAGGACTTGCCGAAATCGACACTGACGGGCTGACCGAGGGGGACGCAGATTTTGAAACGCTGGGCGAAACACTAGGACTGACCGAGGGGGAAACTGATGCAGAAGCTGTTGCTGTATAGGATGGTTTAACTGCAATTGTTATCGCATACCAAAGTCCCGAATCCCAGTTTGTCCAAGAGGCAGGATCTTCAGTTCCACTACAATTTAATTTATAAGCTGCCGCTAGAGTGTGGTCATAAGTATCACTACCAATCTGTGAATAACCCGTATAACCTGAAGGTGCGGTTATATCAGAGTCCATTACAACCGTCATACAGGCAGCAACAATTACACAAGCACCCGTTGTTCCAACAGTTATTGAAGCAGGATCAGGGTTAGTGCTTGTTGTTTCCCCTGCGGTTGTCGGAGTTGCATCTGAAAAGGTGGTCGGATCAACACCTCTTAAAACAAAAGCAATTAAAGAAGAATCAGTATCACTACTATTGCCACTTGTCCCTGCTACGGTTGTATCAGTAGTTGAACCTTGTTTTTTATACCATATAGCAAGAGAGGGGTTGGCTGCTGCTGCTCCTGCATGAGAAGCTAACTCAGTATAACCAGTTGTCGATATTGTACCTATTGCCGCAGAAGCAGCAGGAGAACCGATAATAGCAACAGTATAATCACCCTCCGAAGGTCTTGTGCTAAAAGTACAAGTAGCCGTACCGCCATTATTGGCGTTTGCTACTTGTGGTGTTCCTATAATTTCTATTGCCATAATTTAATAATCTCCTTTCCTTTACCCCAAAAGGGTATTTCATCCGATTCTTTCCAATTCTGACAAGTTGATTTGTCCCTGAACTCCGATTGATTCCACCTATTTAAAGTCAAGTTGCATCCATGCTTTATATCGATATTGGGATATAAAGATCGGTAACCCTCCGCTGTGAAACTGTCTATCTTTTCCGGACGGTCATGAGTTCCGGGTTCAAATCCAATATACCTCATTTCGTGTCTTGGATTCTTGCCTTGTGCGATCAATTCTTCGATTCTCCGGACTCGTTCCCGGTAATGTGGGATCAATAGTTCCCGGTATGCACACAACCCACTTAATGACTTGTGATCATAATATAAACAAAACCCATCGGAACTTCTTAATATCCATGAGTTCATATTGTAGTAATAAACATCTTTTCTTGGAGGAGTAAATTCAAAATGGGACGGATGATACACAATATCGTGTTCACAAAAGAATACTATATCGGTGTTTATTGCCTCCAATCCGGCGAGAATTTGTTTGGCCATTGTCAAATATCCCCGTTCCATCGGCAAAACTATGTTCTCGGCAAATTCAATCGGTTTTAACGAAACACTGATAATCCGGCCTTTGAATGCCCGATCAAGTTGTCCGACACAATAATCAAATATTCTCGGATCTATTCGATTGTCAGTATAAAACACAACTCCCTTATTCACTCCGGAAACTAAAGATTCGTAATATCCGGATCGGTGAATATATCTCCATAAGTTAGTCGAATTATGAGGAGTTTTTGCCGGAGGAATATATTCAGTGTCCGGAATCTTCGTCCATCCGGGTACAGGCCAAAACTTCTTGACTAACCAACTCAATGGATAAATCTGCTTTTCCCACTTATTGTTAAAAAAGAGATCCCTGACTTTTTGTTTGGCGCTTTCTTGTTGGTTGCCGGACATAGGATATGGAAATGAAAATCCATCTTGTGTCCGAAACATATGAGCATACCAAGTTTTGTGATTGATCATAACTTTCCCTCCGGATAACCATGTCTTACAGGCGACCTCAATTCCCTGTGATCCCCAACTTCCAAGACTTTCATCGCATAGGTTAAGTTCCCAATACTTATCCCGAGTACACATAAAACAGGATCCTTGCAAACTCATCGATTCGGTAATATCTCCCTGTGCTTCCGGCCTGGAAGAGTATTCATTAAAATATTGGAAGTGGGGAACTTCATCAAAACAATATGAAGTACTATTCGGCCGTCTTTTCGCTTGCCATATAAGTTCCATATGAGTGTCTTTCCCACATAACACCGGAACTGATTTCCCATTCGCATCGACAGTTTCCGATAATTTAAATCGACAAGGTCCCATCGCACCCTGATATACCCGATGTCCATCGGTGCAAATCAAATCAAATGCATGGAGATTCTTCATAAGCGGTGCCATTGTCCAATCATCTTGCATATCCGCCATCATCTTCACATCGAATCCTTTGTCGAATGCACAGTGAGCATCCAACTTCATGATATATTTGGCCTGACTTAACCTAACGGCCTCATTTGTTGCAGCTCGTTGGCCGATTGATTCGTGATGATATATAACCCTGACTCGTGGATCGCTTGGAATATTCTTATATTCCGTTTCTCCGTCTATAACTACAATTACCTCCGTACTTCCCTCGATATTCTTTAAAATATCTTCAACGGTATTCGATACAAACATCTCATTTCTTGCCGGTATTACAATCGATAGGTCCATATTACTTTACATAAAACCAACTCGGCGGATCATCTTTTACAAATATAAACAAAGGTTTTATCTTATTCTTTTTTACCCAATCGTTGACGGCGTGTTTGACATCGTAAACTTCCTTGTAATATCCCTTTTTTCTGTCCGGAATCGGATCTGTATAATCGTGTCCCATGACCAATCCTCCGGATCGCACTTTTTTCGACCATACCTTGATATCTTCGGTTACATTTTTGTAACTATGGGCTGCATCGATATAAACAAAATCAAGTGAATTATCCTCAAATTCTTTAACCACATCCACAGACCATCCTCTGGTTAATTCAATATTTTTATATGGAGCGAGTCTCCATTTGGCCGTATCGTACGAATGTTCCATGTCGTCTTGTGTTTCGTGATGAGTTAATCCAAAGTGCAACTTCCACGCATCGACTCCATATATCTTCATGTCCGGACATTGAATTGCGATCTCTTTTGTGAATCTTCCCTGACCGACTCCAACCTCCACTCCAACTTTATATCCAAGTTGATTGAAAAGTCTCGGGAATGATACTTTCCGGCGACAATACAATTCATACTTGGCTTTGTTTCCCTTTAATTGATATTTGTCTTTCAGAAACTGTAATGTGTTCATAAATAAGTGGGTTTTAACACCTCCTTCCAATCAGCCCTCCATCCTGGGATAGGCATAAATTTGTTGATATACCATTCAAAATCATGAACCCGATTAGGTAATCTGTCATTCATCCAGAATTTATAAGAATATTCATAACATCGGTGATTATCTTTTTTGTCCATGAAGTACATCCGGCCAAATGTCGCTCCCTTATGCAAATGTGCATACCATGTGTTTTTATTCGTAACCACCCGGCCACCTCTTAACCAAGTCGTGAATCCAATTTCTTCGGCTTCTTGTCCCCATCCGGTATAACCCATATCTTTAAAGAAATTATTCTTATTGAACCAATCTTTTGTCATCAACCAACATGATCCCTGAAATTCCATCGTGTCATCAATCGGGATGTTCCATCGTTCGAATGTCCTTGCATCCCACCGGAATCCACCAAATCCATGATCCCCACCTTTCCGGAACGGATACATCAGATATTCATAATCAATCGGTGGCCTTTTGTCGCCTTGTGGTTGCAAACTCCAATTTATCGGATCTAACCGATTTCTTCTTGGAATGGTTACCCAATCGGGTTGATGATCCTTTAAAAGAATCGTGTCGAATCCCTTGTCGAACATACAATGTGCATCGACTGACATGATATATTCGCCTTTTGATTCTTCGACTGCCCTAACCACGCATTGTCGCTTCTGAAGTTCCCTGACTTGTGGCATTCGGATATACTTAACTCTCGGATCGACTACAATTTCGTTTTGTGGAGGATCATAACCATCAAGAACTGGAAGTACTTCGATGTCCCCGGTGGCTTTCTCAAGAATATCGAGTATTGTCTTTTGTAAGAATCTCTCCGTTCGACTTGGTATTATTATTGACAACATACATATTAGGCATATGAAAAGTTCAAACCCGCCGGATTAGTGGCAACATTATCAAAACTTGCACTGTGATTAGCAAATACCTTGTTTCCATCCGAGTCTAGCCGAAAAACTTGCCACTTGGCATCACCTAATGCACTACCCGGCGCTGCAAGACAAAAGTAATCATATCCTCCGGAACTAACAAGATATAACTGCATTGAGTCGGCCATCATGCGTTGGACTGATTGGCCATCAAATCCAACTGGCTCGACCATGTTTATCCCGAAATCCTCATCAAATGATGAGTTTCCCATATATTGCTCCGGGTATTTATTTTGTGCTGCAACTCTAGTTACCATATTTCATATAATTAACTTTTATTCCGTCCATTTCATTTAAAAACTTGATATAACTTGCGACTGTCCCGATCCGGATGACCGATCTTGGCTCATCTTTCAAATTATTCATCCGTTCCAGTTTCTTGATTTCCTTTCCGACTGTTTCGAGATCGTTCGATATTTCTCCGGAATGGACTTTCCTTTGAATATAATCCTCGATCAATGCGATTTCCTCATTAAAGATATCCCATTTATCCCCGAGTTGAAAATAGTTCGCCGTATATGGTTTGCCATTTTCCGATTGGAACTCGGTATATGGAACTGGCTCATGTATTCGAGTTACCTCGACTTTATCTTTCGCCGTTTCCGGCACCCTTTCTGTTTGATCATTTTGTATTTTTGCCCTAATTACTACATCGGTCATATTATCTCCAAGTTTTATCTTGTCCCCACGATCTATATTCCGGACGATTTCTTATAAAGTCGTGAATGTCTTTTATTTCTTGGACATTCCCGTCCCGATGCGCTTTTATAAGAACATCCCTCATGCTTTTAACCTTTGATCCCTCATGTTTGATCCGTTCCATTGTTATTCGGGCTTGTCGCCGGATTGTCGGATCTGGACTTAAAGTCCCCCGTCTTAATATTTCCATGTCATATGCTCGTGAGTTCATAAGGTTGTGATTGTGTACCTTGATTAGGCAAGATACACAAATCAACTTTACGATGCAGAGAATCTACCAGTAATTACCCAATCTGAATTAAGTATCTTCGATGCATAACTTCCAGCCCATGACACATAAGAAACACGACCAGCCGGAGAGTTTGAATCTACCGCATTAGGTAATATGTAGAGTTTGGGTTGATCACCCTCGAGATCGTAGCATCCGAACGAATCAGCACCGTGAACATAAGTGTAGAATCTAACGACTGCTGATGCAGCCACAGATGTCGCTTCTGTTCCACATGCATAATCCTTGTTCAGTAACCAACGAACTTGATACAACTCTCCCATTTCCCCTTTGTAGATATCCTTAACATCAGAGTAAACTTTTGCATTTACCCATGTGGTATCACCGAGTAGTGAATATTTGCTGATTGGTTCAGTTTTCCCCATGTATAATCCATCGGGATATGTCGGAGCTTTGTTAAGTTCCAATTTCTTTACAATCAAACGAATATCACACGCATCCAAGGTGTCTCCAGCTGCGAATGATGTAACCAAATGATCATTCCCGTAATAGGAAGTACCATTCATCAGTTCATCTCTTACGAGCCTGTTAAGTGTTTGTCCCATGTTTGCTCCCCAAGATTCCACCGTCTCCTTCATTCGGGAATCAATCCCGATTAAAGTCGCCAGTTTCGAAGTTATAGTCGTAAGACCATATTCCGACAGAGTCATGGAAATAGTACATGAATCAACAACACATGTTGACGGGTTCGAAAGTTCGCCTAACGGAGCAGTAACAATCGTAATAGGAGTTCTCCTAGTAAAATTGACCGTTCTTCCGTTATTCGCCGGATGGGTTCTCATTTGAGCGCCCTCTTTCAATACCAAATCGTATTCTGCCCTCTTGAGAAAGACTTTCTCATAATAGGTCATCACCTCATTGGCGATTGATCCACCGGACAAGTTTGGGTTTGTTACCCCTGTTATTCCAGTTCCAGACATTATTTATCACACCCCTCCCTAGCGAAACATTAAGTTTGAACAATTCCTAACTCTTGTTCTAGCTCCTTTATCGTCTTTTCAGACGCCGTTTTCTCTGGTTTGCGTACATTAGTCGGTCTTAAAGCAGATTCGGAAACTTGCTTCGCCAAAGCCTCCGTAGTCTTGCCGACTTCTCGTGTTACTGCCCCTTGATAGGGTTTCATCATTCTCGACACAAACTTCTTGACTGATGCGTTGTATGGATCAGCTTTAATGTGATTCTCAACGGCTTCAGTAACAGTGTCGGACAACTCTTTATTAAAAATATCGGAATCCGGATCGAGTTCCGGGTATGCTCTCATTGCTTCGGAGGCTTCCGTATTGATGCGTGAAACTGCTTCGGCCTGTTTGGAACGAAGTAGTGAAACTGCATCGGCTCGGGCAATGATGCGTTTTTCTCGCTCTTGTAATCTTTTATCAAGTTCGAGTGCATCGATTTCCTCACCTGGCTTGATCAATGGTTCGATGGTTGCGTCTATTTGCTGATTGGCAACGGGAACATCTTGTGTTCTCGTTAAATTTGCAACACGCTCTTCCAAAGATTTCGCCCTCTCTTCAGCTGCCTTCGCACGGGCATTCAATTCCCTGACTCGTTGCGAATATCCTTTCTTTTGAGTGTCCTCCGTTTCTTCCTCCGATCCCTCCGGTGCAACCTCTTCCGCCGATTCGGTTGGACTTTCAGATTCGATGGCCTCTCCGGACGCTTCTTCTGATACCGGCGTAGTATCTACTGCGACATCATCCTCGCTTTCGTTTAACGCCTTATTTTGATCTGTCAAAGTTCTTCACCTCTCCTAACGCACCGATTTGGTAATGCGAGAACCCAAGTCTTAAAGGCTTGTAGGTGGATAGTCCCTGCCCGAAACTATCCACTTATAAGACTTCGAGATTTTAGTATAGGACCGTTCTTATCGATCCCAACCATTATCTTGTCTTTCCCGATGTACTGTGCATGTTGGACCTCACAACTCTTACAAACCAAGTAAAAACCTTGTTGCCTCCAAGTACAATTCTTCGCCACGAATTTAAAATCCGGCCTTCCAAAATCAACAATCTCTGTTTCAATATCGTTTTCCTTTTCATCTTTGTCCATTTTCAACTGCTTCGACGGCATCTGAAACTTTATTTATAACTTGCTTTAATTTTACTTTAACTAAACTCAATACAACCGCATTCTTTCCGACATCCTCAAATGACATTCCCTTTGCAATCGCCTGTTCATTTATCTGATCCAATCCGTCTATAAGTTCCCCGATGTATTTCTCGAGGATCTTCCATCCGGTCTGTTGCGACAAACTATATAAAAGTTCCTCGTCATCGGTTACTTTTTTTTCTACCGCTTTTGCTTTCGCTATCGGATTTGTAAATGTATCCGGACGGATTGCTGCTTTCATAATTGCTGCGACAGTGTCGGCGACTGATTATTCGGTAATGGTTCAATAGGTTGTTCCGGAGCGCCATTGGGTTGAGGTGGGACTTGTCCCATGCCTTGCATTTGCGACATCGCCTGTTGGAATATCTGATTGTTATCTGCAATGATTGATTGTCCTTTCTCTTTGTCGGTCTTTTCGATGAGTATCTTGTCCCAATCCTGAATGCCGGAATCTGCTATAAATCTTTTAAATACTTCGCCGAATTTAAAGATAAATCCGTCCCGATCCAAATCATTGACTAACATATTCCCTTGTGGAGTTTGCGACTGTTGATACATCGCCATGATCATTTGGATATTTTCCTGTTGCGCTTTCTTGTCATTGGCATAAGTTGATCCGGAAACCAATTCATAATCGAATAATGTATTCCCGAACTGTTTCTTTCCGATATTTAACTTCCCGGTCTTCTCATCCCACAAATCTTTTATATCTTCATATCCTCTTGCGAGTTCTTCCACTTCCGGCTCGAATAGTCTTATAGTTATTTGTCCGGATTGTTTCTTCCCGATGAGGTTAACCATTTTCTTCATGACTTTCTTGAGGAATTGTTCCATATAAAAGCGATCCGCATTATCTCTTGTATTTTCCCTTTGATTCTGCATTTGTAGAGCCTGTGGAGTCCGGCCATAACCAGGATCGGTTTGTTGAGTTACCGCAGTATCAGTTGTCCCGAAGATGTTCAAAAGTGATGCATTGGCCACTTGATAAGCGTTATTGAATGTATTCATCCCTTGTGGCGATGAATTGACCGGAGCAATGGCATTTCCGACTGGAGCTTGGCCAGTCCTGAACATCCATTTCTCCGCTGCTCCCCATTTTATCGATGATTCCTGTGCAATCGCATCCTTATTGATCGCCATTGCCGGAAATATCTGTTGTTTTACTGAATCCATCCATAAGTTCCAGGCGGAATTGAGGACCTGTTGCATAGATCCGCCCCTTTCATAGTCAGAAAATCCCATAAAGTCATCCAATAGTGGAATTGAGTACTTGCAATCCACCGGAAGTTCACCGTTATCATGAGGGTTGTCCTGTTCCCTGAATATTGTTTTAGTTTCGACTTGATAATCAGTCCATTTGTCTTTCTCGAACATCGTTAAGTTCTCGTAGAATCCGGGTTTGCCATCGACTTTGTCCGGGTACTGATCATCTTCACGCTTTGATGTCGAAGTGGAATCCCTTTGGCCTTTGCTTCCGGCCATATCCTTTAATTTGGTTATAATTTTATCGACATTTTTAAATCCACTTTGCTTTGAGAGGCTTTCGTAATATGAGATCGGCTTCCATGTCCGGATAATAACGAAATCACTGTCTTCTAATGACACCGCACCCACTTGGGGAAATACATCTCGGATATTAAGTAACCATACATCCGGACCTATATAACCATTTCTTTTGACATCCCAATCGGTAAGAGTAAAGAAGCATCCATATACATTTGAATATATATCGGTCATCCTCATTTTGGTTAAGAAGTCGAACTGTGCATTCGCATTGGGGATCACATACTTATCGAGGGTTAGATTCATGAGTTGAGCGCTCCCCAAATCATTTTTAGATATGGCTTTTACTTTTCCGACTGGCAACTGCGACATTACCCTATAACCCCGTTCAATTGTTAATGTGGTGAGTTTGGGATCGAATACATTCGACTTGGAGTTCAATGAAATGGAATCGTTTAACTGATTATGGAACAGTTCTTCGCTTTTGTCCCATATATCCCTCTTGTGCTTAAGATAAGTTTCCGCATCATTTCTTCGTTGTAAGATGATATCTTTTGTATCCATAAAAAAAGACGGCCATCGCCGTCTTAAACGCTCCCAACTAGGTGTATCGGACTTAACTAATATACACCATTATCCATTTTAATGTCAACTTTGTGATACTTCTCGTACCTGATCCGGCGATTTTTAACGATGTTTAATGTCCCCAAGTCAGCGATCCCATTCTTCACTTCGACATTAACCGTCATTTCGCCGTATGGCATCTTCCGGATTTCCAATTCCAATAGTCCGTGTAATGGTAAATTCTTTGACAATAACCCTTTTAATGTTTCTGATTGGCTCGACATATTCAATCAAACATAAATCGACAATTCTTCCTCCGGAGATCCTCACGGTAAAAGTGAGCAATCCATTCCGTTTATAAAGTAACTGATTTTCGATGTCGATGTGCGGTTGGATGTTATAGTCCGGAATCTCCAGTGCATAATCCATAATCAATAATAACCCTCTTTAAACATTTGTGTATCATCCGGCAATTCAATATCAACAACCCTTTTCTTGTAACTGACTGCAAAATATCTTAAAGCATCCATTGCATGATCGTTTGCTTTCTCCGGAACATCCGGCTCATTTAAGTCCTGTGCCTGTGTAACTGACTTTTCCCTCCAGCGATAAGATTCAAATTCCTTGATCGTATTTATGCATCGGGAAAATATGAACAGCGAGGGCATCCCTTTCCCGGTAGTATCACTCCCTCCTCGCACAGTGGACACCAAATGCCCTGACTTCTGTTTGAGTTTTTCTTGGATCTTTTCGATGCCGAACCTAACCCATGTGTTGAAGTTTGTCCCGATTTCTTTATTGGCCGGAGTGATGTAGATCCCTCTTTGTTGAAATTCAGTGATGAGTTGAGCGCCGGACGGATCACCATAAGTCGATATAACATTCCGGCTATACTTGTTAGCATTAACAACGCCAGAGTGATAATCGATAGTCTGACCTGATTGATAGTGTTCGTCGATAATGAACCAATTATCATCATTATCAACAGCGATCCATAAACAAACAGTCGGGTTTGTACTTCCGAAATCAAATGCTCTGTATATCTGGTACGAGTCGGGAATATCCATTTCGTCAACAATATTGAGTTCTCGTTGAAATTCCTTATAGACAAGGCCAGTGTACTTTTCGAAAGAAGCGAGAAATTCTTGTGCAAAAAGCGTGTCAGAAAGTTCCAACTTCGCCCTGTCAATTTCTTCTTTGGGGATATATGGGTTGTCATATGATGTGAACTTCCAAGATTTGTATTGTGATGTCGGTTTTTGTCCGTCTTCATATAAGTCGTAAAAATGATTGTAACCTTTCGGCGTACTGATAAACATTGCCGGAGCCTCGAAATCTGTTAGGGTTGGCCTTAAAACCTCTTGCCACAGCCATTCCCAA